AGCTAAAGCAGCAGGGTCTATGACCACACCCACAAGCGGGGCGACAGCGTTCATCAACGACACTGCCTGCTGTTTTCGTATAGTTTCATTCATCGGCTGAGTTGATCCGCCTTCAACAGAAAAGTCGTACTCGCCTGTAATGTCGTCACGTTCAAACGGAACGAAAAGATTCTCGCCGCCACGATCAGCGACCTGAGCCATCTGTTCACCTGTCATGAACTGTTGCATCAACTGGATGACCCGACGTGCAAGGTGACCTATACCTATTTCAATAATAGCTAACTTGTCGGCAGCTCTAGCGTTCTGAGCGTCAGCGATAATGGACGCTTCAGTGGCTGTGCGCCTAATTTCTGGCATTGAACCACGAGCGTATTCTGACACGCCTGACACAGTGTTAATGTCTTGTTCAATGATAGCGGAATAGTTGTAAATCTCTGGAGATAAAGGTGTTTGAGGCATTGGTATAACAACTTCGTTCAACGACTTGTTTTCGTCTACAACGGGTACAAGGCGACCATCCTGATCGGATTCTAAAGCTTCACGACCTTCAGGACCAAACGACCTTTCGTGAAACAAATATTTGCGTGCGTAACGTTTCCTGGCGTTAACCAACTGGGAGCGTGTCTTGTCTAATTCCTCTTGGAGAGATTCGATAGCTTCCAGATCGCCCATCGGATAGAAATAATCGGGTACATCGTAGTTGCGTAACATGACGAAAGGCTGCCCATAAGCATAAGGCATAGGTATCGGATCAACTAAAAACTCCTCACCGTTCTGAGCTAACACACTCAACTTGTTGTCAACAATGTCATAAAATTCGAAAATAACTGTCCTGTCAACAACGTCCTGCAAATACTGGTCTTGCTGCGCCCTGTCAGTGGGGGTGAACATAGGGTTCAGAACTGAATCGGCACCAAGGTTTTTGCGTGCGGAAGCTTTGTAACGTTTATCTTTCTTAGCTTCCTCCAAAGGTCGTATCATGCGTTGACATATCCACTGGGCATCCTCTATGCAAGTAGCCTCAGGGTCGATGTAAATATCGTAAGGGGAGACACGTTCAATGAAAGGCTGATCTTCAACAATCATCATCGCACTGTCAGGAATGTTAGCTGCCATCTGCTCATCTGTAGGCAAATCGCCTGCCATTTCAGGGTTTTCCATAGCGAACATGTCTGTTTCACCGACAGCATCCAAAAACATTTCGTCACGTTCCACGTCGCTGAGAGTGCGTTCCTGCTCAACGAAATTCCAACCGACTTTCAACCAGCCGTGACCGAAGATAAGAAAATCTTTAACGGAACGGCGGAAAGGTTTACGAAAATCGTGATGCCTCCACAGATGGTTGACTACAGCTTCAACAAAAGCTGCTCTGTCTTCATCTTCAGGCTGGTTGGGGGTGACAACTATTTTAGGGTGGTTAACTGAAACAGCGGGAGCTATAACGTTAACAGTTGAGAAAGCCAAATTGACTGCGATCAGATCTTCGTTGCTGGCTGTCGTTCTAGGCCAATGTTTCCCACGGTACAAATCAACCATGCGTCGCCACAACTGGTCGTAACCCATTTCGTCACGCCAACGTGCCGCTGCCGTAATTTTTTGTAAAGTTATGCTGTGTTGTTCAGCACGGGTTTTGCGAGCCATCAGACCTTCTCTATGTTCCTGCCTTGAGCTTTCGCTTCAGCTACCAGTTTGTTTTCACGTTCACGTAAAGTTAAATGCTGCTCATCAGGGGGTAACATGGAACGTTTAACTGATCCTGTTATAACCCTGAGTCCCAACAGTTTTTGCCGCCAAACCCACAATTCTTCAAGCTCAACATCAGTTTTAAAACCCTTATGGGTTTCAACATATTCTGCGAACTCTTGAAAAGAAGCGTCAGGCGCTAAAACAGCCATTAGTTACGGGCGAGGACCGAAGCCTTTAGCGTTCCAACCTTTTAGACGTGGTTGCGGTTCCGCAGGTTCAACCTTACCAGTCACACCATGCTGATTTATTGGAGTTTCACGCACAGCAGTTTCACCGTAACCACCAGTCATGTGAGCATACTCTGGGCTGTCGAAACGTTGAGCGAAATCCTGAGAACCACCAGGTTCCCATATGGGGTTAGCTACAACGCTTGAACCACGTTCCATTTTGTTGTTACCACCTGTTGTACCTGCACCATCAACGTTTTCGCTGGCGCTAGTGTGGGAAACAAATCTTGCCATTTGAACCTCCTCGGTTCGTATAGTCTCTAAATAATACGGTTATACTGTCCCACGCACCGTTTTTGAACCTATCTGAGTGCCACTCGGTTCCTTTTCAGACGGAATCAGGTTCTTAAACCACTCAACAGTCCAATAAGTGTCAGCAGCGGGCGCATATTCGGGCATGAACGCATATTGGCGCATCTGATTAGACAAAGCTAAAGCCATGACACGATCATCGAAAGGAGAACCAGACATGCTTCCACGCTCATTACGCACATAAGTACGCAACTCGTTGATAGTGTTCCTGTCAAACAACGTCAACTCATCGTTACGCAACGCCATACCCAAATCGTCAATCAGTAAAGGTTTAGTAGTCCTAGTAGTTTTCCAACCAAACTCTTGAGAAACCTTGTTAGTGACCTTATTCACAGAACGTTTCCTAAACATGTTAGGATACCCCAAATGCCGCAACTGCACGATTGTAGTCAAACCATGATTGTTAGACTCAACGCAACACAAAGCGTCGTTATACCACAAACCAAGCATATAAATTTCTTCAGCGAGATGATCGGGTGGAATATGCCCATGCCAACAAGCAGCCTGCTCACCAGAACGCACATCCAACACTTGAATACACGAATAATCGCCGTGAGCTAAACCCTCAGCCGTGTCAACACCCAGAACATAAATCTGGTTACTGACGGGTCTACGCCAAACTGTAAGCATCTTCCCTGAACTCCACTACACGCTTAGACGGTTCCCTCATATACCCCATAACACCAGGTTCCACCCTAGTAGCCATAGCATCCAACTTGTCTAAATCAAACACAGGGTTACCTGACTTGATGAACGCCTCCTCAGGCGTAGACGGATACTCTTGAGCCAACTGCCAAGACAACATAGAATCTTTCTTAGATTCGTACCACGACTCGTCCCTGTCTTCGGTAGCTGACCAAGGGAAAAACATTGGAGCGAACTTGTTGTTACCAGTTTGAGAACCAACCCACGTTTCGTGAAAAAAGTTACCAGAACCGTTAGCAGTAGACAAACCAATGATCCTACCACCAACATCAGCGACAGGTTCTATAGAAGCCCACGCTTCCTCAGGATTTGGAAGGAACGCCCATTCGTCAACCACAACCAGCGAAGCTGACTCACCTCTAGCAGGATCGGATGCTGAAGGCATTGAAGTAATTTGCGACCCGTTATCGAAACCCATTTTTTGCTGATGTTCAACAAGCGACTCTGGACCGCGCGCAACAAGCCACTCAGGTAAATGCTGTAAACCATATTTAGATTTCCTTAACAATAAAACAGATTCACGCTCCGTGCGTGAAAGATCAATAATGTTCTGATCGGGATGAAAAAACGCTAACCAAAACTGGTGAGCAGCAACCAGAGTAGTCCAACCTATCTGACGTGCCTTTAATGTGAGACTGTACCTGTGGTCAGCCCAATGGTCCAAAGCTGTAGACTGCGCTGAACGTAACTTGAATTGGATACGCCCATGAGCAGGATGAGCTATATGCCAATAGTTTTCCATAAAATACTTTTCGTCATTAACGCAACGCCGCCACTCAGCCTCTTGTTGTAACTCGGTAAGACGAGACACTACACGTAAACTTCGACATACGCGTCACACTTAGGGCAACTCAAATTAGAAACAATCGAATACGACTCATCATGTTCAAGGTCGTGATCGCCGCCCCAAATCAACTCGGTTCTACAATGCCAACAATTCATATCTCACCCTGGGTGACTGTTAATAAACTGTTCATACTTTTCTGGCGAATCCAAAATAATCGTAGTATACGAATAGCTACCACCATCCTTCTTATCCTTACCCAGTGTAACAGTAATAGCACCAATCAAAGTACCAACAGCGACCAACAAACCAGTTATCGCTGCTATAAATTTAATCGTTTTATTCATTCAACCTCCACAAAAATGCACTCACCTGGGCATTCTTCAGCAGCCTCAATAACAGCTTCTACTTGATCGTCAGGAATTAGAACAGCTTCTCCCATCCTGTGCGTAGGTTCCTTAGGTCTATCAGAACCCGCTTCCTTAACATAAAAAAGCCCATCATCATGTCCATAAAAAATGCTAGGACAAATCTCCTCACACAAACCATCGCCCGTGCAAAGATCCTGGTCAATCCACGTTTTCATCTACTGGAACAACGATTGTACGATCCGAGCTAACACCCCAACCAGATACACTGTAGAAACGCCAAGTATCCCCATCAGCATCAGGATTATCCAATCGCTCGCGGTAGGCGGTCTCATTCGCATGATTCACACGTCTCAGGGTTTTCCAAACCGCAAACGAGTTCCTCGTCGTCGGAAAAAACATCGTATTCCTCAGATGAAAAGGGACCATGATAAACCAGCCCTTCAGGGCGTTCCCCCAGAATCGTTTCATCCTCATAATCAATCAAAAATCGAAACTTTCCAACCAGAAGGATCGCTAGAAGTAGCTGTTCTACTAGCC